TCCACTCGTCTATTTCTGCATATGAAAAGTCTAAATTAATATTGGAATGAAATTCCTCTCCGTCAGAATCTATTATACAGAAAGTGTCCATACTAACACTTCAGGTTAAGGCACCATTACATATTTTTGTAGAAGATGTTATACTTTCTTTGCACATTTCAACCATATTTACTTCTGCGCTAGCCATATATATAATGATTACTAGTAGCATTGTTAATATTAGAACTATTAAACCTATATGTAAGGTATGTTCATTCATCCACATCTTCATCAATCGCTTCCTGTTTGTTCTGTTTTATCTTGTCTTCTGCGAGAAAGTTTAGCTTATAGAACGTCATTTTCGCTTTTTGTGGTAGGTTACTCATTGATTTCCCTTGTTTACCAAAGGCTAGTATAAACCAATCCATAATCTCGTTGTAGTCATCTACTTCCAATTCTACCATAAATAAACTTGTAGTTTAAATACTTAAGTTTTAAGCCTAGCTGGTTAGCCTAAGACCAGCCCTCCCTTTCGCAGTCAGTGCTACTCAGGTATGCAGACTCACACCACTAGGCATATAATGTTTAGTAAGGTTTATATTAAATATGCTTATAGGTGTGTGATGAAGAAAGATTCTCGTAAGAGATCTATTGCTGAATCTGTTGTTGATATTACAGTAGGTTTTATTATATTTTTGCCTGTTAATATTTTCGTTCTTCCATACTTTACAAGTGGAATAGAAGAGTATAGTATAGTCACAGCGTTAAGCATATCGGCAATTTATACCTCCATAGCACTAGTAAGGAAATATATGATTAGAAGGGCGTTTGTTAATAAAAATCTGACAAAAACATTACAAAACTTGACAAAGTTTATAAAGTAGGAGATTGTGAGTAAACTATGGGTAGATGGGATTCATTTAAGGGTTTCATAACAGGGAGAAGTTCGATAGATAAAGCCTTTACTGAAACTACAACAAGACCAAGTATTGCACAGCCATATATGGCTACAGACACTGGTGCAAAGCTACCAATCTTTCCATTCCCACTTATAATGATTTATGAACTTGCAGATAACATTGATGCCCTGAGAATACCCATTGAGACGCTAAACCGTGAAATCTTCAAGAACGGATTTGAAATTGTTGAGAAATGGAAGTTTAAATGTACTAATTGTGGTAAGGAATTCCAATATCAGCCATTGCCAGAAGACTTACCAGACGAACAGCCTTTCCAATCAAACGAGGATAATCAGGACAATGCCTTGCCAAAGAGGAACAGAAGAATAACAAATAAGGCAAAATTAGGCAAAGTTTTAGCTGATAATGCACTTTGTGATAGTTGTGGCAGTACCAAACTGATAAGACCAGTACCAGAGAATAGAAAGATTCTTGAGGGACTTTTAAACTCTTCTGTTAATACAAACGAACAACTTTTCGAGGATGTTGTAAGGCAGTTAGAGAGAGATCTCGAAGTTGCAGATAATGCATATTTGTTAATATTGAAGAATTATTGGATTGATGATAAAACAGGAATGATATCTGAGAAAAAAACAGAAATAAAGGAAATGTTAAGGATTGATCCTCCACAAGTGGCAATGATAGCAGATTCAGATGGAAGAATAGGCTATGACGACAAAAGAAACGAGATATTTGTATGCCCAAGATTTGAACATAGAGATAAACGACTTACATCAAATACATGTGATAGATGTGGAGCTCAGGCTCTAAGAGCAATCGTGGAAGTAAACAGCGTCTATTCTATCGGTATTCCTCAGCCAAAACGTGTTATTTATGGAGAAGGAGAGATTATTTGGAGGGCTGGTAAGTACAAGCCCGGACTAATTTATGGCTACTCACCAATCTATTCAGTGTGGTCAAAGGCTATGTCGTTGACACACATGGATGAGTATATTAGAAAGTATTTCGATAAAATGAGACCCCCAAGGGGTATGCTCATAATTGCGTCTCGTAATTATGAGACATTCAGAAAATCTTGGGATCACTTGGAACAAAAGGCAACTGAAGATCCATACATGATACACCCACTTTTAGTTGAAAGTGAAAAGGGTGCAAAGAACATGGCACAGTGGATTGATTTCACGGGATCACTAAAAGAATTAGAGTTTATGGCACTTAGAAAAGAGTTAAGACAGATTATTGGAGCAGTTTACGGTGTCTTGCCACTTTATTTTGGTGAAATGCCTACTGGTTGGTCACAGGAAGGACTACAAGTTACTATTACTAACAGGGCTGTGAAGTGGGGTCAAGACATACTTTTAAAGTCTTTTTTCAGTAAAATAGCCCGATTATTGGGTGTAAACGACTGGGAGCTTCGATTAAAGATGGGAGAAGAGACAGATCTATTAAGAGAGTTACAAACACAAGGAACAGAGATAACAAACATGGCAGCAATGCAAGCTATGGGATTTGAGATAAAGAGAACACATACAGGAGAGTTTAAAGTATCAAAAGATCCAATTCTAAATCCAATGCTAATGGGAATGGAAGATCAAAAAGACGACAAGACAAAGAAAGAAGGTCGTGGTGACAAAGTAGGACAGAAGAAAGAACAGAAACAAAGCTTCCAAGGAGAACATAAAGGAAACAGACCATCTGACACTGGTGGGGTGGCACAAGGACATCCGGCAAGTGGTAAGGGAACATCAATGAGCAAGAAGAGTTATCCTGATGGAATAACACCTGCGAATTATGAAGTTGTTAAAAATATTTTACAGAGTTCAATGGACTTTGGTTGGAAGAAAACAAAGACCGTAGAGGAATTAAGAAAGAGTGCAGCAATGACAGTCAGAGATGCAAGGGGAGTATACGATAATGAATTTGAATCAACAAGGAGGTGGGAAAATGGAGAAGAAGAAAAGTAAGGAGATCACAAAGGCTATAGTAAAGGTAAAGGAAGGCAAAGTAGATGTTTATACAAAGTCATACAATGATACAATAAAGAGAGCAGGTTCAGTCAGGGTAGAAAAAGATTTGTCTACTGAGGAGAAAGTAAACATAACAGATGTTTATCACGCAAATTACAAATTAATAGATGATACAATAGAAGACATAAAGAAAATGAGTAGAAAAGTATCTACAGGTGACTATTCAACAAACAATGTTTATTTGATACTTCAAGATGCTTTAAAGAAAATAACACTGGCTGAGAAATGAAGTTACCAGTAAACGTAGGTTCGTATATTGGTCAGAAGCTTTGGAATCTGCACCAAAAGAACGAACATACTAGAGTAGACAACTACAAAGAGGGCATATGTTTGCTATGCTTTCGTAAAGATGTAGTTAGTGCAACTATTATAGACATCTGTGGTGATTGTGCAAGTAAGAGGGGTAGAGAGGCATTACTTGTAGCTGTAGTCGAAAAATATTACGGAATGTGTTATGTGTGTGGGGCATACAAATTCCATATAGAGAACATAAATGCCAGATTTTGCAGACCATGCTATAAAAGAATTATGGTTAAAATAAGAGAAGACCATCATGGTCAGGAAGATCCGTTTTGGAAAAGCATGAAAAGGAAGCATGGAAAGGATTGGAAGATTGCTATGAATGATCCTACCAAGTCAATAAGAAGATAATTTAAATATAATCACCTAATCGTTATAGTATGGATTGGAAAAGAGCCAAAAAACGTATGCATTGCGACTGTAGTGTGCATGATCTGGTATCAAGTGTTTTGGAGTATTTAATCATAACTCCAATGTTCGCCACTGCTTATCTTGCTGTTACAGTTCCTTGGATGTTGTTTGTTATCAAGCTGGATGGAGAGCAGTTCGCAGACTTTCTATGGCAAAGCGTATTGGTTGACTTGATAGTGGCATACCCTGTCACAAAATTAGTGATGAAACTCAAGCCAAAAATAGAAAAGATTACTTCTCTTCGTCATTAAGTTTCTGACGAGGTATATCATTAACATCTCCCTTCCATTTATTATATTTAACCACATCTGGTGGTAATAGTAGGAACTCTAGCAGTTTTTCCATGTTTCCGAGCCTCTGATTTGTCTCTCTTAGGAGGTCTTCTATCTCTTCAAAGATAAAATCAATTTTGAATGGACTTTTCATGCTTCAAAATAAAATTCAGTCTATCCCTAGAAATGTCGTAAAAACGTAAAGAATTGTTAATTTCTTTCTTCTTTTTAGGTTTTTCACCGTAAAAACGGTCTACTCTTATCTCTATTGCAGCCTTTCTTAATTTCCTTGGAAAGAACTCTATCTTGTTATTTTTAGGGTTATATTTTACATCTTTTTGTCTTATTGGTATCTCATTTCCCTCCGAATACTCGAACACAGTACCGTTTACAAAATGAACTATACTTCTTCCTAGTTGTGGTCTTTCCTTGTGTTTTGAAATCTTTGAAACAACCCATAACTTCTCCTCTGGTTTTACAAATATGTCTAAAATTGGTGCAGAGAACATTATCTCCTTATCCAGTCTATGATACTGTGTATTATACTCATCTTCTGTTTCATAAATATAAATAGATGTTCCCATGTTGTAAATACACAATCCTTATTAATAAAGGCTTCTCTTTTACACTATGAAGGAACAATGTAAATGTGGAAAGAAGCGTTATGGATATACAGATGGAATACACGAGATCTTTCTATGCTATAACTGTGGAAGTTTTATAGGAAATGCTGGTGGAGACTCATTATTTGGTATGATGATAAAATCAAGCCCCAATGCAGTATTAACATTAATTCAAAATAAACTACTTATTCCAATAGAAATTTTTAAACATGGCAGATAGAGACCTAATAGACGAACTTAGGCGTTTAGAAGATAAAATAGATGAAAATAACGATAGAATAATACAACTAGAAGTCAAGGTAGATGAGCATGAATCACACACACTTGACAGAAGAGGAATGTATAAATCGTTTATAGGCATAAGTTTGGCTATAGTGGGTTCATTAATAGGGTTCTTTCAGCTCTCACTAATGCTTAATCCTTAAATACTACTCATTTGTATTCGTGATCATGGTAGAAGCATTAATACTTGTCGCTATTGCATCAGCAGTAGGAGCAGGTCTGAACACAGTAAGAGGCTATTTAGCGTCTGATGGGGAGTCTTATTCTGTAAGACGACTCGCAGGAGCTTTAATCGTTGCCACTTTCGCTGCTCTGGCACTAGCTCAAGTCCAAATAGTAGATGGACTGACCGATGCTGGAATAGTCTTAGTAGGACTGACAGTCGGTTTCACTGCTGACT